AGACTTCGCGTAGGCCTCGATCCCGTCTTTCAATGGGAGAAGCATTTCCTGTAGCGGTCCGCCAGTGTACTGCGGAACCATCGCGCGAAAGAGCGGCTTGCCGCTATCGTCAAACTCCACCCGCTTGTCGGCGTAGTAGAGCGACTTGGCGATCGGGTCGATGAACTCGGGTTTGATGTGGCCGCCAAGAGCTAGCTTCAGTTCGCCAAACGCCGCGTCCTCTCGGGACTTGCGCTCGACATCTGCGCGGGCTTTTTGCTCACCCTCTAGCGTGGACTTCATTTCGGCAAGTTGCCGCTGAAGCGCCGCGAACTCTGGCGTCTGCTCCGTCGCCTTGCCGCCCTTGTCGCTGGCAGGTTCTGCTGGTTTGAATGCCGCGAACTTGTCGTCGATCGCCTTAGTGAACGACGGCAGGAAGCCTTCGAACGCCTTGGGGAGTTCTCGCTTGAGCTGGGCCGTTACCGCTTGGTTTGCGATCCTAGCAACGTCGTCAGCCGTGAGAGCGGCACCGCCGCCTCCACCTGCGCCACCAGTATCACCCTGCTCGTTGAGTAGAATCGACTGCCACGTGTTCCTTAGAATACCAGACATAACTCACCGTCTCCCGCATCTTGCGATTTGGGTGCACCCTTGCGGGCGTGTGCCTGATACGGTCAGGCGCCGTGCGGGATCGCTCCCGTTACGCTACGAGCATTGAGTACTCGAAGCGGGAAATCTCTTCATATTGAGCGACGCATCGGCAGCGCGGATGCACTTCGCCGGGATCGCCACCAGAGAAACTGTCCGAAGCCAAGACAACCTTACCGTCTTGGGCTCCGCAGAAATCACACGTTCGGTTGTCGAGCTCGGAATCCCATCGCTTGACGAGAACCATATCTCTGGCTGGCTCAATCCTATCGGCCGCCGCTTGTCGCGCCTCGTTGAACGCCTTCGCTGATTCGGTGATCGCTATTGTGTCGAGTCGTGCCGAAAGAGCTTTTGCGGCTTCGGTTGCTGGATTACTCGATCCGCCAATCACGGCCCGCATGACGCGCCGTCGCCATGATTCTGAAAACTTGTTGCCGGCGATTGCCCCGGCGATTACCGCTCCGGATGTTACCGCGATGGGTTTCCCCATGCTGCGAATGCCAGCGGATTGCCCGATGTGAATCACCTGGGTTGTGCGGACAGAAACCTTCGACTCGACCTCTTGCGCTAGATCGTCAAGCCTTTGCAGGTCCCGGAGCGCTAGGCTTTTTGGTAGGAGCTTTGGTTTCCGCATCAGCAATAGAGCCGCCGCCGTTGCCTCCAACATCATCCGCCGGTTTTCCCGGTCGCTTCGACTGTTCGGCTGTAATGGCATGAGCTAGCGCTTGCTGATACTGGGCTTCTAGCGCGTCCTTTTTCTTGAGGTCAGCAAGCCCGCCCTTGAGCTCTTCAAGGATGATACCGCGCGATTGCTCGGACAACTGAGGCATGAGCGTATCAAGAATCAACTCGCGTTCCTTCAGCTGGAAGGCGTCGCTCGGCATCCCGATCTCGTTCGCCTTCTCAATGGAGTCGAACAGGTCCGAAATGTCGATCTCGGTGAACTTGTCGAGGCCGGAGATTGAGAGCTTTGAGGCCTCGTCGTCTCCGCGTAGTGCGCCGATTAGGTCAACGATGCGCCCGATGGCATCGCGTAAAATGGTCGCGTAGGCTTCGAGAATTGCCCTTGTTGCCCGCTGATCTTCGCTCTTACTCTTGGCGCTCTTGGCTGAGTTGGATGCCGAGGATGACACGCCATCCGCCATCTGGTGGACCGTGCGATAAAGTTCCTCGCGGCACTTATCGATTGACTCGGCTAGAACATCGAACGGGGCAGAAGGCGGTGCAAGCCAGCTGATCTTGTCGTTGATACCGAGACGGATCCCCTTGCCGACCCCGAACACCGGCGGAGTCGTTGGGTCCTCTTGGTGGAAGACCGCCATCGCGTAACAGGAAGCTTTTAGACCCCAATTCAGGGCTGACCGTTGAGTAAACAGTTCGACTTGCGCATCAGAAGCGCGCTCGGCGAGCCACATGCCTTCGCCAACGTCAAACACCACAACCGGAACGCGTCCGATCGTGTTTGGAGTCTGTTGAACCAACGGAACCTCGGTTTCGATTCCGGGGCGCTCGCCGTTCTTGTAAGTTATTTGGTAGACGCTGGTCGTGTCCTTTGCATAGACCGTCCAGGTTTCAACCGTCGCGCCGCGCTTATCGGTGGGCGACTTTCGCGGCTGGTCAAGCTCGTGATAGACGAGCCATTCGAGCTCACCGGTGTCGTCGTTGTTTCCCCAGTCAATGACACACTGTGTTTCGAGTTCACGGATTCGGATGTCTCCGAGACCGCGCGATTTCCATTCGGCTAGCGTTTCCGCTGTGCCTTCTGGTTTCTCAACAGCGAGAAACGTCCGCCCCTTCATGAGAGCATCGACGATGGTTTCGCGCGCTAACTCGCTGAGGTCTGTGCCTTGACCGTCAACGTCGGACTGCCAGGCTTTCCAGAACTCATCAATAGGCGCCTCGCTGCTTGTCGCGAGCGTCGGCGGAACCTGAATCAATGACGCCGCGAACCGGTCAATGATTGGTCCAAGGTAATTGAAGTACTTCGCCGAACCAAGCCGCTTTTGGTAGGTGGTGTCGGGTTCGTACTCGTTTTGCGGCAGGAACCGGTGCAGTCGCTTCTTGAAGCACTTACCGCCACGGTAGAGCGCAACCAGATCCAACAAGTGATCCTGATCGAATTCGGGGTTGGTCTGTTGCAGGGTTTCGATCGTCGGCATTACCAGTCAACCACACCCCGTACAGGGGGCTTCGATGTCAGGACGTGATGTGCGTTGGCAAGAGCATCAATCTCATCGTCCACTTCGTCACCCTCGCCGCGGAAGTCTGCAACGTTCGATAGGAACGTAACGAGCCAGCGATTGCACTCCGGGAACTTATCGGGGTCCGGCAAAAGCACGCGGCCTTCGTTCCAGGCCGCCGCAACCGCCGTTGAAGCCACGAATTTGTCACCAGGGGGCTGATCTACCTTGAGCGGGATCCCCTGGCTATTGATGAACTGGGCGGCGCCCTTTTCGGTTCCGCTTGCCCGCCAGAGCATCTTAGCGCCTGGCCTTCGAACGGTTCGAGCTTTGAGTGTCAGCGCAAATGACGGCGCCTCTACCTGAGCACGGTCCACGCCAATGATGTAAAACTTAGCCTCTCGGTCATGGGCTTGGCCGACTCGCCACAACTCGAGACAGACAGACCAGTCGGCGTTGGACTTCGCCGTATAGGCAAGGTCGACACCAAAACCAACCACGTAGCCCTCTTTGGGGCGCTCCGTGTAGAAGGTAGGATCGTGGAATACCGCGCCGCCACGGGGGCGTGGGCGGCCTTGGTACATTGCGGCAAATGGGACCTCGGTAAGGTCTCGCTTCTGCTGCAACAGGAATTCTATGGGGCGAATCTTGGGGGCGAGCGCTTCGCCAACCTTGCGCCCTAGGACGTCACCCTCTTCAGCAATTGCCGCTAGGTTGACGTTCTCCCACCCCTCGGAGATCATCACGCCACTGGGGTCTTTTGGATGCCACCGGGTGGCAACGTTCATAGCCGCGATGCCCGGGTGCAACCGGGTCAAGACGCTCATTCGGAGATCTTCGACCTTGGAGTCGCGGATAGCCCCTGAACGCGCCTCTTTGGCGTTCTTCAGGAGGTCGTCCAGGACAACGATTCCGTTGACCGGGTAACCCGTGATCCCGCCGTCGATACCAACGGCAATCAGTCCGCCGCCCTGCTCAGTGCGCCAGTTGTTGCGCGCCCCTTCGGTTATGATTCCGCGCTCTGAAACGAGCTTTCGGATCTGCTTGCTGATGTCACCCGATCGGGTCGCTGAATAACTAATATAGCCGTTTAGACGGTCAGGATAGGTCTCAATAATTCGGGCTAGTCCAGCCTTGCAGATTTCCGTTTTGCCGTGCTGGGGCGGTGCCGAAAAGCACGCCCGGACGGGTTCACCTAGTAACGCTCGGTCGAACCTCTCGGCGATTGGGCTTAGCCAGTCAGGTCGCAGAAGGCTTGGGTTGAGCTGACAAAAATATTCAAGCAGTTCGGACGACGGCTTAGTGAACCGGTGGTTCGCTCTCGCCTGTGTCGCCCTCTGTTGAGCCGCCCAGTCCGCCATGGCCTGGTAGCTCTTGACCAGCTGAAACGCGTTTGCCATCGTCTCGAATGTTGTTGTCCAGCTGCATTACCTGGCGGGCCGTGGCAAGGTTGCCAACCTTGTCCACGCCGTGAATTGCCTCGTCGGCCGTCATGTTTGGGGCAAGCTCAATTGTCCTATCTAGCAGGACATCCAAGGCCTTTTGAATCTTCGAGCGTGACCTATCGGCGGTGATTTCCCTCTCTCTTGCCACAAGCTGCGACAACTCGGGATTTTTGCCGCTATCCAGCTCGGCTTTGTAGCGTTGGACCGTCTTACGATCTACGCCAAACTCCGTAGCCGCTGAGGTTGTCCCCAATGTCGCGGCATGCGACAGGATCTGAGCCTTGCGGAAGTTATCGGCCACCCCGGCTTTAGGCTTGGGTTTGGTCTTTCGTTTGGCCATCGGATATCCTCCCCGCCAACACCCGTCTGAAATCCGCATCTCCCAGAGTCGCCACGCTTGCCCGTCTGGACCGTTTCGGTATCGGCTGGGCCTGGCTAGCCTTGCGCGGCCTAAGCCACTCGGGAGGGACGGTTACGGTGTAGCGGCGGGGCACTTGAGATAGGACGCTCTCCGCCTGGGTGGGCGTAGCGTCGGGCCAGGACCTTTCGGCCTGGGGAGTGGTTGCCACCGTCGGCGGACCGTTAGTGGCGTAATTGTGGCGTCGCGTGTCTCACTCCCGGGTTGGGAAGTGGCGCGCACCTATATCTTAGCCATCCCGGCGCGTCGCGTTTTGACTGTCTTCACTCGTTTTCGTCTCTCTTGACCATC